AACGCAGCAGAAGATCTAGCAATTGAATACGTACTAACATTAGGATAAAAAAATGGCAACGCAATTTAAAAACAAAGTAATAAAAGAAGTAGGTCCAGTACCAATTCTTGCATTAGAAACTGATGCGGCTACTCGTTCAACAATAATAGGGCTCAACTTAGCTAATTTAACAGATTTTATAGCCTACGCTAGTATAATAATACATGACGATACTAGTGTTGAAGGTTATTTTATGAAAGATGTTATGGTGCCTCCAAACAGTAGTTTACATGCACTAGCAGCAGGCGAAAAATTAATACTTGCACCGTCAAATGAATTATATCTAGTTGCTAGTAGCAATGAAGCACTTGATGTAGTTATTAGTTATGTAGATATTGTATAAGGAATAAATTATGTCAAATTACACAGGTACAACACCAGATCATATAAACGGCGCAATTCCGGACAGATATTTTTACGGATTACGTAGAACAGATGACGGAGAATTGTTTGTGGCTAAGATGGATCAAATGTCAACAACTGACGGAGTTACTATAAACAAGCCCGGCGATCCTACAAATAATTATCCTAGTTTTGAAGAAGGACAAGATTTTTATGAAGGCAGAGATGTAAATCATAATTTAGTTTATAAAAATTTAAATTATGAACAAATGCGTTGGGATGGTAGAAATATATCTTACTACGTAAATTCAGAAGGTGAATTAATAGCAAGAGTAAACCACAGTTTCACATATGATGATAATTCATCATCAAACGGATTATAAGAGAGAAGTAAAATGGCAGAGTTTAATTTAGAACGAATTAGGTTTAGATGGAAATCTGATTGGACAGTATCGACTGATTACGTTAAGGATGACGTTGTTAGATTTGAAGGTAAATCATATGTTTGTCTAATTGGTCACGAATCTGACTCAACATCGATATATGGAGATTTAAATCTACCTGCACCTAATACACGTTGGGAATTAATGTTTGATGGTAATCAATGGCGCAGCGACTGGACACCTGATACACTATATAATTTAGGTGATATTATAAAGTACAATGGCTATCTTTACCAGTGTACTACTGGTCATCAGTCTACTAATATTGTATCACAAGGGCCAATTGATGATATTGAAAAATGGACTATTGTTGCAACTACTTATAATTGGCTTAATACTTGGACACCAAGTGTTGCTAATATTGATCCACTTCTTGCTGTACCTCAATATTATAATCTAGGTGATGTTGTAACTTATAATGGTATAACTTATATATGTACTGCAAAACATCTTGCTGCTAGTACGTATTATTTGGGATTAGAATTTGATCAAGACAAATGGAAGATTGTTACTAGAAGCGATAACTGGAGAACTGATTGGACAGTTAATACTCGATACGCAGTAGACGATATTGTAAAATACGGCGCTATCAGTTATAGATGTCTTACTGGACATACAAGTAATACTGATTTAGCATTAGGTTTAGAAGACGACCAAGCAAAATGGGAAATATTTTTAGAAGGCATTGATTACAAAGGTGTTTGGTCTGTTAATACTCGATACAAACGATTTGATATTGTTAAATCAGGCGGATCTTTGTGGAGATCACTAACAGGACATACATCAACTACAACACTAAGAGAAGACTTGGCTAATTGGTCTATTTGGGTACCAGGCTTAGAATTTGAGGCTGTATGGGACAGTGGAACTGAATATAATGCAGGTGACATTGTTGTATATGGTGGATATTCATATACTGCATTAACTAACAATACTAATAGTGTACCTAGTGTAAATGGAATACTACAAGATACCGGAGACTGGGAAGTGCTTGTTGCAGGCTACCGTCATCTAGGTGATTGGTCGGCTATAACAGCATATAAGACAGGAGATGTTTTAAGAGACCAAGGATATCTTTATATTGCTGTTGGTGACAGTACAAATATTAAGCCGGACACTGATATAACTAAATGGCAAATATTAGTAGATGGTCGCAAGTGGAAAAATTACTGGATTGACAACATTGAATATCACTTAGGCGATGTAGTAACTTATGCCGGAGTTGCTTATATTTGTATTAATCGTCATTTAGGAACTGAAAGTGAAAACCGTCCAGATTTAGATTTATTAAACACAGAAAATCCTAGTGATATCCATTATTGGACTACTTTGTTACAAGGTACTGCTAGTAATGTAATGACTACTAGAGGAGACTTGAGAACTCGAGATGCTTCTGATACTTTAAGATTTGGTATTGGTCTTCCGGGTAATATTATTAAAAGCATTGACGGAAACATTGCGTGGGAAAACTTTGAAGAGGTTGCAAATGTATTTTATGTAGCAACATCAGGGAATGATGTTCCTGGTTCGGGACTAACACTAAACGCACCGTTTAGAACAGTAAAATATGCATGTCAATATGTTGCTGATAATGTTGATAATAATACTACTAACACAACTATCTTTATTAAGACAGGAATATTTGAAGAAGAACTTCCTATTACTGTGCCGCGTAACTGTGCATTAGTAGGCGACGAATTACGTAGTACTGTTATAACACCAGAGCCTGGGTCTATATCTTCAAACATGTTTTATGTTAACAACGGCAGCGGCATTAGAAATATGACACTTCAAGGATTATCAGGCGCACTTGGTGTACCGAACCAGTACTTAACACGCAGACCAACAGCAGGCGCATATGTAAGTCTTGATCCAGGAACAGGGCCGGACGATAGTAGTGTTTGGATTACTAACAAATCTTGCTACGTACAAAACGTAACTACATTCGGCACAGGTTGCATCGGTATGAAAATTGACGGAGCACTACACAATGGCGGAAATAGGTCAGTTGTTGCAAACGACTTTACACAAGTAATAAGCGACGGTATTGGATACTGGGCACTTAACGGCGGCCGTTCAGAACTTGTATCTGTGTTTACGTACTTTTGTCACATTGGCTACTTATCTGAAAACGGCGGAATATTACGTGCAACAAATGGTAACAATTCCTATGGTACATACGGATCAGTTGCTGAAGGGTACAACGAAAACGAAACTCCAATAACAGGAAAAATAGATAACCGTACACTAGAAGCGCAAGTAGAAATTGTACATACAGACGGTAATGAGTTAATAGCAGTAGGATATAGTCATGCTGGACAATCATACACTAGTGCTACCGGAGTCGTAAGCGGATCAGGTATCAATGCTACAGTTGCATACGATGAACTTAGAAACAATGCAATAAGTCAAATTAGATTAATTGACCCATCAGATTCTAGTACACCGGGCGGATTAAATTATCAATATCTATTAAACAATTCTCAAGGCGGAACTACTACGTCAATAACATTAGCCGCTTCGGATGACACAGGAACACCTGAAAAATATATAGGTATGAGGATTGTAATTGTTTCAGGCAAAGGTGTAGGTCAATACGGACACATTACTGGGTACGATGCTCTAACTAAAATTGCTATTATATCTAAAGAATATAATGATACTAGTGGTTGGGAAAATTTATATCCCGGAAGACCAATTGAAACAACATTAGACGGCACAACTAGATATAGTTTAGAGCCTAGAGTAATAATCGACGATCCGGGTGTAACTATAACCAATGACACAACAAAAACTTTTCCTACAGGTTTTTTAACAGACGGAGAAAGCGGCAAATGGGCATCAGCAATTCAATACTCAAACGGAACGTATATAGTAATAAATCGCATAGGAGAAACAGCGATAAGTACTGACGGCACAACGTTTACAGCAGGCGAAGCATTAGGAAGCGGTGCAGCATGGGGCTTTGGAGAAACTGGATCTTCAGGGACTAATATGTTCTTCCAAAACGGTCCAGTAGTTTACAACTATGATACATCAACATCAACATGGACCAACTTTGCGATTCAAAACTTCGCTTACACAGGGTTAGCAACAAATCAATCAACAGGTCTTAGTATATTATCAAGCACCGGTGGACTTACTAGATTTACACCAGACGGTTCTACTAATCAACCGATTAACGGCATTGCTTCTGGTGGTGGTAGTATAATAGGTGTTGCATACGGAAACGGTATGTGGGTATTGTTACAAACCAATGGCACTGCACTAACAAGTGTAAATGAAGGTGTGAACTGGACAACACAAACTGGAGTATTAGACACAGCAGTTACGTGGACTGATATTACATACGGCAACGGCAGATTTGTAGCAGTTGGTGATAAAAGTGCTGCATATAGTTTTGATGGTGTAACTTGGTATTCCGATGATACACATTTAGAAACATTCCCAGCAGCATCTGGCTTAACTGATATTATATATGCTCATGGAGAGTTTATTGCTACAACATCCGCAAACCCGTCCTTAACAAATTATATGGCAAAATCAAAAGACGGTTGGGCATGGCAATGGTTTGCTGAAGATAGTACAGTATACACATTAAATGATGCTGGGCATAGGCTTGCAGGATCAACAAGTACACCTGAAGGCTTATGGTTCATTCGCGGCGATGGCGGCACTGGCAGTGCTGGAAATTCAATAATAACTATACAATCTGGCGCAGGAGCAATTGCTAGAGTTAATGTAAGTTCAAGTAGACTACAGTCATTTACCATGTACGACCCGGGTTCTAATTATACAACTGTTCCGGGAGTATTAGTAGTTGATCCTGAAAAAACAGTAGACGGGTTAGATCAACCAAGAATAGCAAGCGGTGTATTAGCACAACCTATATTTACTAACAGAGGTGCAGGATATGTTACAGCAACAATGACTGTGGCAGGTGATGGATTTGCAGACATATTCCAAACAGGTAAAACAATAAGTTTTAAAGATATTAGTTTTATTCCAGGACCTGGCGCAAATATTGTTATTAATGGCATTGATGATGTTACTTACAGATTAACAAAAATTGTTTCACAAACCGGAGCAGCACCTAATCATACAATGGTTGCTAATATTAGTCCAACAATTAAAAATCAAAATTCGCCTAATCACGAAGAAACATTAATTATACGTGAACAATATAGTCAAGTCCGTCTAACAGGACATGACTTCTTAGATATTGGTGTAGGAAATGTTACCTCAACAAGATATCCTGAATTATACACTGAGGGTGAAGATCCAAACACACCAAGACAGCCGTTTAATGAAACAGTTGACAATGGCGGCGGTCGAGTATTTTATACAAGTACTGACCAAGATGGTAACTTTAGAGTTGGTGAATTATTCCAAGTTGAACAAGCCAGCGGCACAGTAACAATTAATGCTGATTTGTTTGAACTTGATGGTCTATCAGAATTATCATTAGGCGGAATACAAGTTGGCGGCAGTGCTGTTGTTATTAAAGAATTTAGTAAAGACGGCACTTTTGTAGCAAACTCAAACAACATTGTTCCGACACAGGCAGCAATTATGACATACTTAGAAAGTAGAATTAGTAGTGGTGGCGCAGATGCGCTGACTAACACATTAATTGCAGGACAAGTCAAAGTGTCGAGTACAAACTTTACAACAACATCAGGCTTACAGATAAACATACCTGTAAGTGTACATCAAATTGGCGGCATAGATGGCGACATGTTAGCGCACCAGTTATTCGGAATATAATAAAGATCATTATGATAAATATATTAAATAGAGCGGAGTTTTAAATGGCAGAGTTTAAATTAGGTAGAATTAGATTTATATGGAAAGGCGATTGGTCGTCTGCCACAGTCTACTACAAAGATGATATTGTACGCAACGGCGGTAACACATATGTTTGTATCGCAGGACACACTGCTCCCACATTGTTTACTGATGCACAAGCAACATACTGGAATAAAATTTCAGACGGTGTTGTATGGAAAGGCGCATGGTTAAACGATAGATACTACAAGGTAAACGATATTGTAAAATATGGCGGATATCTGTATATTGCTAATGCTGCTCATCGGTCAGATCAATCTGTTGCATTAGGTTTAGAATTTGAACAAGGAAATGTATTAACAGTAGGTACTATTTCGGCAGCAGATGTATCAAGAACTGCTGGTACATATGAAAGTGTAGCAACTACAACTAGTGGAGTAGGCAAAGGGCTAGTAGTTGACGTAGTTGTTAGCGGCACTGGCGCAGCAACAATTACAATAGTAACACCAGGTGATAGTTATGCTGTCAATGAAACTATAACAATTACTGATGCAAACCTCGGCGCAGGCGGCGCAGAAAACCTAACATTTAATATTGCAACAGTACAAAGTAAATGGGATTTATATGCAGAAGGTTTTGATTATAAAGCTGACTGGTTGATAGATACAAGATATAAAGTAAACGATATTGCAAAGTATAATGGCACTGTATATATTTGTATTACTCCGCATACATCAGCAGGCACTGCTAGTTTAGGATTAGAAAACGACCAAAGTAAATGGAATATTTTCTCAGAAGGATTTTATTGGACTGACGTCTGGAATGTTGGTACACGCTATAGAGTAAATGACATTGTTCGTTACGGCGGCACATTATATATTGCAAATGAAGGTCATACTAGTAATGCTTCTTTAACAGATGGTCTAGAAGCAGATCAATCTAAGTGGGATTACTTACATAACGGCATTGAATATAGATCAGATCACACTATTAACACACGTTATAGAATTAACGATGTTGTAAAATACGGCGGTGGCACATGGATTTGTACAACACAACACACAAGTGGTGCAGTAAACTTAGCAGCAGATGAATCTAATTGGGCACAGTTTACTGAAGGTTTAGAATTTGAAGACAGTTGGGATTCAGTTAGAGCATATCAGCCTGGTGACTTTGTAACTTATGGTGGTTATAGTTATGTTGCAGTAACTAACAACGCTGGCCTAAAACCTAGTGATAATATTGCTGCATGGGACTTATTTACAACTGGCTTCCGTTTTATTGGCGACTATGAAGATGATAGTGCTACGAGAGAATTTATTGAAGGTGACGTTGTACGATTGGGCGGTTATACGTATCTGTGTACTCTAAAGCACGAAGGTGAACGTCCGCCTAATCCACTATACTGGGAACGTTTAAACGAAGGTGTTGAATGGAAAGGCACTTGGACAGACGCAACTTTCTATGATGCAGGTGACTCTATACAACACGGTGTAAACTCATACATATGTGTTTCGGCTCACACTTCAGATGAGGTTACATTAACTAACCGTCCTGATCAAGATACTGGCGGAGTTAATTGGAATTTATTAGTTGCTGGTGCAGAATCAGGCAACTTAACTACACAAGGCGACATTGTTTATTATGGCGGCGCTGGTGCAGTTAGATTAGGAGTTGGAACTGCAGGACAGGTTCTTAAAGTTAATGATGCGGCAAACGCACCTGAATGGACTAGTTTTGGTGCTATTAATAATGTATTTTATGTAGAAACAAATAACGGTGTTGACGAACCAGCACCTAGTCGTGGTGTTACGCTAGACCGTCCTTGGAAGTCAATTCGTTATGCTACTGAGCAAGTACAAGACGGCGCAATACGTTATAACGCTAAAAATCTTTTGCAGCGCAATAGAAGTTTTATACAAGATGAAGTAATTGAATATATTAATGCTACATATGCAGACACTGCTACAGCAACTACAGGGTCAACAAATGCAATTACTATAACAGATACAAGTTGGCTTGTAGCAGGCGAAACAGCAGTTAAATTTGCTGCTACTACTTTTGGAAACCTTGTTGCAGATACAGAATACTTTGTAAGTGCTATTTTAAACGCAACTACATTTACTATATCAGCAACTAAAGGCGGAGCAGTATTTTCCCTAGCAGATGGCACAGGAACATCAGCAGTAAGTCTTTCTTATGTACAAGCAACTTGCCGCAGAGATGCAGGACAAGTACTTGATGCAGTTATATGGGACTTAACACACGGTGGCAATGAACGTTCGGTAAAAGCAGCAAAATCATATTATAATGCGGCTGGCGACACTTATGTTGCAGATAATGCTACACAAACAGCAGCAGGTTTAGGATATATTGTTACTCTTGCAGATGCAATTATGTCTAATCTTGCTCCAGTAACAGTGCGAGGCAGTTTAAATCAGTATACTAATGCTGTATTCCAAGAAGAAGCAGATGCACTTGCAACTGTAACAACACTAACAGGCATTGTTACTGGTGCAATTACAGCAGGTAATGCTAATAGTATTCCGGCAGAAGTAAAACCGCAAAGTAGTATATTTGTTAAAACAGGAAACTTTAGCGAAATACTTCCAATTATTGTTCCAGAAAACACAGCAGTTATAGGTGACGAATTGCGTTCAACACGTATTAGTCCAGCAGGTGTTTTAGTAGCAGCAGGAGATACTCCAAAAACATTAGATGCACTTGCTAGAATGGCTGTTATTGCAAGCGACATTATTACAAATAGTGCAGTAACTAAAACAACAGGTAATGCACTAAGTCAAATTACAACATCGCCAGCAGGCTCAGCAGCCGCAGGCGCATTTGCAGCGGAACTTTGGACACAAATACGTGACTATGCAGACTATGGCGTGAATGGTGCATCAGGAGATTCTACTGTTCCTGTATCATACGGATCAAATACTCCAAATACTACAACTGACTTTACGTATGCTGTAGAAGCGCTCGAAGCAAATAGAGAATTCTTAAAAGCAGAAGTTACTGCATATATTGCAGATCAACATCCGTCATATACATATGACGTTGCAGCATGTGAAAGAGATATTAGCAGATATATCGATGCTATTAAATATGATTTAATTTACACAGGTAACTATAAATCATTGTTATATGCACGTTACTATTCAAACTCTGTAATGGGATCAACAACAGAAGACATGTTCTATATGCGTAACGGAACAGGTTTACGTAATTGTACTGTAAACGGATTAGCAGGTACACTTGGCACTGCAAACGTATATGGAACTAAGCGTCCAACAGCGGGCGCATTTGTAAGTTTAGATCCAGGTTGGGGACCAGCACACACGGCTGCATGGATTATTAACAAATCACCATACATACAAAACGTAACTACATTTGGTACAGGGTGTATTGGTCTAAAAGTAGACGGTGACTTACACGCAGGCGGCAACGATAGTATTGTTGCAAACGACTTTACACAAATTATCAGTGACGGAATTGGTTGCTGGTGTACTAACTTAGGAAGAACAGAACTTGTATCTGTGTTCTCATACTATGGACACATTGGTTACTTAGCAGAGAACGGTGGTAAGATTCGTGCTACTAACGGCAACTCATCATACGGTACATTTGGCACAGTTGCTGAAGGTATTGATATTACTGAAGTTCCAATTACTGGTACAGTAACTAACCAAAACTTTGATGCAACTGTACATAGTGTATTTACAGACGGTAATAATATATTAGCGCTCGAATATACTAATGCAGGAAAAGACTATACAACAGCAACTGATGCATTGCTTACTGTTACAAATAATAGTGCAGCAGATGGAGATAGAACAAAAGGAACATACTACAATGTAACCGGAGCATCAGCAGGCGCGGGAGTAGGTCAATCATTTACTATTATTGTTGACGAGTTTGGATTGCCGACTGTTGTTATTAATAAAGGCGGTAGCGGACATGTAATAGGAGATGTTATTACAATTGCTGACAGTTTGTTAGGTGCAGGCGGCGCAGCGGATTATACGTTTGAAGTTGGTACAATCGGCGATGCTACAAATTTTGTAGTAACAGGCGAAGGCTTTGGAGCAGCAGTTGATAATGCAGTTGTTTCAAACGGCGGTGTATATGAAGTTAGGCTTACTGATCCTGCAGATAACAAAGGTGGCGAAGGCTATCTTGATACGCAAAACGTTGCACAACAAGGCAATACTACACAAATTACATTATCTAACACAGATGGCAGATTAAGTAGTCAGTATGTAGGAATGGCAATTTACTTAACAGCAGGTGTTGGCGCAGGCCAATATGCTTACATTGATACATATAATAACGGTACAAAAATTGCTACAGTTAAGAAAATGAGTGACGACAGTGCAGGGTGGGATCATATTACAGGAGTTGCTATTGAAGCAACTTTAAATGATACTACAAATTATAGCATTGAACCAAGAGTAACGTTTACTGCACCAGGAGACGGCTTATATGCAAGTACTGCCAAAGGCAGAGCATATGTAAGCGATGGTGCAATTAGTATGATTAGTATATGGGATCCGGGCACTGGTTATTCTGGAATTCCAACACTAACACTTACAGATCCAAACAATACTGTAGATGTTCCGCATGCTGTTAGAATTGGTAACGGTGTACTAAAACAGCCTACATGGACTAGTAGAGGTACAGGATTTGTCACAGCTAGTGCAGATATTTCCGGCGACGGTTTTGCTGATCTTTATCAGCCTGGAACATTGGTTAGAGTTACAAATTTAAGTGCTGCACCATTACCTGGATCAAATATTGAATTTGCAGGTATACCGGGAAACTATTACAAACTAGTAAATGTAAGAGATTTAACTGGAACTGGACCATTTGATGCACAGTTACAATTAAGTCCAGAAATTACTGTTACTGAAGCAGTTGAACATAATAACGCAGTAACACTACGCATTAGATATTCGCAAGTGCGTCTAACAGGACATGACTTCTTAGATATTGGTACTGGTAATTTTGCAGATACTAATTATCCAGGAATTCCGGTCAATCCAGTTGATCCAACAAAAGAAACTTTTGTTGGCGGTGGAGGAAGAGTGTTCTACACTACTACTGACCAAGACGGTAACTTTAGAGTTGGCGGATTGTTTAACGTTGAACAATCGACAGGTACTGCTACACTAAATGCTGATGCGTTTAATATTAGTGGACTACAAGAATTGTCGCTAGGTGCAGTTGAACTTGGTGGAACAGGAGCAACAATTACTGAATTTAGTGTAGACGGTACGTTTACTGCTAATAGTGATAATATTGTTCCAACACAAAAAGCAATTAAAACCTATATTGCTTCACAAATTGGTGGCGGTGCAGGCGAACTTAATGTTAACAGCATTACAGCAGGCTCGGTATTGATAAGCGGACAGGAAATAACAACAACGACAGGCGATCAGATAAATATATTACAGAAGGTTAATTACACTGGCGGCATTAGTGGTTCGCCAGTAGCAATGAATTACTTTTTACAACAATAATGGAGAATACAAAAAATGGCCACAGGTAAATTAGCAGGAGCTGATATCGCAGCAGGCAGTAACACAACGGTTTATACTACGCCGGCGGATATTTATACCGTGGCAAGTTTAAACATTGTAAACAGAGGTAATGCACCTACTGTTATCAACGTTGCAATTGCTGACTTAGATACACCGACATTAGGGGAATATATTGAGTTTGAAACTGAATTATTACCAAAAAACATATTAGAACGCACTGGTATTGTACTAGCTGCAACACAGAAGATCGTAGTCCGTTCCTCGCAACCCAGCGTAAGTTGTGTAGCGTTTGGAATTGAGACAACGGCATAAATACTAGTAACGAAGGAAGAGACTCTTATGGGAAGATACATCACAAGCACTTTAAGTTATGCAACTGTTACTGTTACAACTGCGGTTAGTTACCAAGCTAAAACTAATGACAGAGTAATTTGCACAGCAGGAAGTATAACAATTACACTACCTCCAGTAGCCGATGCAGTAGCAGGCGACACTGTACAAATTGTTGACGTAGGCGGAAACGCAGGCGCAAATGCTATTACAGTAGGAAGAAACGGAGCCCTTATACAAGGTGCATCGTCAGATTTAACAATAGATATTAACAACACGGCGCCTGTACTAGTTTACACTGGTGCAACGCACGGTTGGGTACTAACGGGAAGTTAACACATGCCAAGTTTACGCACATTACTATCAGATTTAGAACCAGCATCGATTGGCAATCCAGATCGAATATTTTACATTGTAAATACTGGTTTGCAAGACTTAAACGGCGGACGATGCTGTTTATGGACAGTACCAACTGGCGCAACTCGAGTTACATTTGAAATGTGGGGCGCAGGCGGCGATGGTCAAGGATCTAGATGTTGCGAAGCACCTGGTACTATGCCAACAAACGGATCATATGCAGTTAAGCATGTTGATACTGTTGCTGGATGTCAATACAGAATATGTGCTGCTGGAACAGGCTGTACTGCTTGTTGCTGTGGCATAGGTAATCGGGCTTTTCCAAGTTATACTTATGACGTTAGTGCAGGATCTACAATTGGATGCGCAATCGGAGGACGTGGCGGATGTAGCCAAATGACTCGTGGCGGATTTATGGACGGTTATAACTGCTGCTGGGCATTGATGTCAGACACTGGTTTAGGCGATATGGTACAAGAAGGCACTGGCGGTCAAAATATTAGAACACACTATTGTTATCAACATCATTATATGTGGAATGCAGGTGGCTGGGGCGCTGACAGAAAATCTAGCGCAGTTTGTGCTACAGACATGACACGATCAGGTTGTGACTTAATGACAAGTTGTCCATCACCATCTGGCGCTGGTAATCCAGGTAGAGCATGCGGCGGCGGCTTTTGCCGAGGCCAACATGGCGGCTACGGAATTGTAAAAGTATCGTATACATAAAGGAATTGAGGAATAAAAAATGCCAACACCAATTACAACAATAACAAAAGCGTTTACTTACAATATTGCAGATGAATTATTTGGAAATACTGTAGCAGACGCAAGAACAGCAGACGCAAGTTACACAGGCCCAGACAGAGTTTGGGTTTTTGTAGATGAAACAACAGGAGCACTATCTAGGCAGTATCCGCCATTAACTTCACTAGAAGATGGCGGCGAAGTTCCAGTTCCGGTAGGAACTGTTAGAGTACTAGTAACGGCTGAAGATGACATACAACAATTAGCAATGTTTAAAGAAGATGGCGTCACTTATGCAGATGTTACACAAATATCCGAAGCATTACCATCAGGATACGGTAATGTATTATATAATAACAAAGCTACACTAAGCGAAACACATGACTTAGATGATTTAGTTTACGATATAGATAACAGCACATGGAATGCTTTACCACTTATAGATGACGGAATAACATGGGAACAGATAATTTCTAGTAGAAACGTTATGCTAGGAGCAAGTGATGGAAGAATTAGTCCTGACATGCCAGACGCAGTAAAAGCACCGTGGGTTGCTTATAGAACATTGTTGAGAGATTTACCGGCAGCGTACGGATACGGAACAGATTCTGAAATTGCTGCTTGGAAAGTACAACTTCCAGAACAACCAGAGGATTAATATAAAATGTCAGGTTTAAGATCACTATTACAAATTTCAGAAGGCGGAGGCGGCAATGTTAACTTTGATCAGTTTTATGTATATAACACAAATAAAACTGCTCATAACAATGGCGGTTGCTGCTGTTTATGGACAGTACCAAACGGCGTAAAATGGTTTGCTGTAGAACTATGGGGCGGCGGTGGCTCCGGAGCAGGATCATGCTGTTGTATGCAAGGTTGGCCGGGAGGTTCCGGGTCATATGCTAGAAAATTTGTAACAGGATTATCAGGCACTGGCGGAGAACAATATACGTTATGCGCAGCTGGTTCAACAGTATGTAGTCAACAAAAATGTTCAGGTTGTTCAGGCAATCCAAGTTTTGTTTCAATAAGCGGAGGCGCAGTACAAGTATGCGCATCAGGCGGCGGACAAGGATTTACTCGTTGCCAGTTCTCACAAGGTTGTGCATACACTGGATGTCCAAACATGCAGTGTGGTAGTTGGACAGGTACTATGGGAATTTGCGGACAAACTGGTGCAGCAAAAGGCAGTTCATTCTGTGCAGTATCATCATGGGGAGTAATGCCTTCAGCACCATTTACTAACGGCGGAAATAGAATAACTAGACACTACTGTTTCCATGAGCAAGGATGTTATGCAGGCGGCTTTGCACACTGGCCAGGAGGCGGTGGAGCAAGTGCAACATCGCATAGTACTCGCGCAGGTTGCGGAGCACCAGGCGCAGGCGGATTAATTACAATATACTACCCAGTTGTTACAGAATAAGAGAGAGATTTAATGTCAAATTTAAGAGATTTATTATTTGGATACGGCGAAGGCACTGAACTAACCCCTGCAGAATTTGTAGTATACAATACTAGTACACAATCACAAGGCAATGGCGGACGGTGCTGCGAATGGACAGTGCCACAAGGTGCAAGTTATGCAGTATTTGAAATGTGGAGCGGCGGAGGCAGCGGCGGCGGCGCAAGATGTTGTCGTCAAGGTGGCGGCAGCGGCGCAGGCGGCTATATGGTCAAAGGTTGCTCTGTAACTCCAGGACAGCAGTTTAGAATTTGCGCGGCAGGTTCAGGTTGTTGTACAGACAGTACACAAGCCGGCGGATTATGCGGTTGCTGTTCATTTGTTTGTTCACAAGGAGGCGGCGGTGCAGGTACGTGGTTACTTAATCAAACTGGCGGACCATGTGTGCATGTAGAACTACGTTGTAACTATTTTAATGGTTGCTATGATTGTTGCCCAAGTTGCTATTGCTGCCGAGGTAGATCAGACGGTACAAGTGGAGTTTCTCCAGATATTGTATTTGGTGGTGTCACTGGTGGCGCTCATCCAACACAGCATTGTTACAATGACGGCTACCAAACTTCAGCAAGTGCTCCATTTACTGGAGGCGGAATGAGAATGGGTTATGGCGGATGTTGCCAAGCAGGCGGCTCGGCAGGCTGGGGAATGTTCCCAGGCGGTGGCGGACTTTCGGCACAGGTCTATGGCGGCGCATGGTGCTGCGGTAGTCCAGGAGCAGGTGGCATGATTTATGTCGTATACTACTAATAGGAAATAGATAATGACAACAATTACAAGAGAATTTACATATTACGTAGCAGACGACATATATTCACAAACTAATGCGAATAATGCAAATGTTACTATAACATATAGCGGACCCCAAAAGAAATATGCCATAATTAGTGCATTAACTAACAAATTTACGGGTGCAACTATTAGTGAAGAACAGCACCTTACGTTTAACGATATTATTGAAAATGAAGATTTTTATTCAATTGAGTTAGATGCAACTACTTCTCTAGTACTTGTATGCGCAATGTTAGACGGCGGTATTAACCCAATTGGATTACCAACAATATCAGAAGACATACCAGGACAAACTACACCATTTGTTAGAACAGATCCTGTATTACCAATAGATACATATGAACTTAAAGAAATACAATGGGATCGTGCTAATGGAATACTTGTACACCCATTACCATGGGCAGAAGCGCCTGTTAATTGGGATAATCATATACACTGGAGAAATACTAAACTTAATAACTCTGACAGAACATTAACAGATGATATGCCTAGTGCTTTATACGATGAAGTTGTAGCGTATAAACAATATCTTAGAGATTTTCCAGTAACAATGGGTGCATCTTGGGAAATTACTGTTGCAACTGCCGGAACAGGTTATGTAGTAGGCGATCGTATGCTAATAAGTGATACTGTGTATAAAAATAATACACCAGCAGATGATATAATGGTTACAGTTAGTGCAGTTCATGCTGACACTGGAGCAATCACTGGAATAACAAAAGGTAATGCAACAGCTTATAATTATCATCCTGCTGCTGGTACATATAATAATGTATTTAATGTACCTTCCGCATCAGGGACCGGAGCAACATTTAATATGTCAAAAATAGCATTAGTACCCGCAGTTAAAGTTATACCTGCAGAACATCCTTTTATATAAGTTAAAAAAATAACATATAAAAAAAGCAACTTTCGAGTTGCTTTTTTTTTGACTTATTTTAAGTTCAGATTAGAACAGTTGTAAAATAATGCTCAATAAATATATGCATAGTTAACTTAGGATGGATTTAAATATGACAAGAAGTACAGCATTTTTTATTAACGGTGGCGCAGGCCGTGTAGTATGTTCAATACCTGCATTAGAGAAATTTGCAGAAGAAAATCCTGATAACAATTTCATTATTGTTTGCGAAGGAGATACAGAGTTTTATAAAGGACACCCAATACTACATGCAAAAGCATATGATGTGTGGCATAAAAATCTTTTTGAAGACAAACTTAAAGATATGGTGTGTGTAAGTCCTGAGCCTTATAGAGTTTGGGAATATTATAATCAACAAGCAAGTCTATCACAAGCATACGATATTGCAATTAATAATAAAGGTTTAAGAGATCTGCCTAAGCCTACTATTAAATTAAGTAAACAAGAAACAATAACCGGACTTCAAGTTTGTAACGAAGTTAAAGAAAAAACTAAAAAAGAAAAAACTATTGTTTTTCAACCTTTTGGTAGAGGAGTTTCGGAAGACAAGGGTGTAATAACTGATTTTAGTGGTAGAAGTTTTGAACCAACTACAGTTGTTAACCTTATAAAAGAATTATCTAAAGATTATGCTATTATTTTTATGGGCGAAGTTGCAATTGAATTTTCAAAACATGGCGTTACTGAATCGGTTGCAATACCTCAAAATATTAATTTAAGACAATGGGCTGCTATTATTGCAAACGCTGATCATTTCTTAGGATGTGATAGTGTTGGACAGCATTTAGCCTATTCTTTAGGCACTGATACAACTGTAGTAATTGGAAGTACTTTTAAAGAGAATGTATCATATCCAAACGAACCTACATTTAAAATTTTAGATATGGGCGAAGGCGCAAGAGTATACTCTCCTATTAGAATTACAATGGACGAATTTTCCGACAGAGTTAATGAAGGAATGATGGCAATGAATGATAAAGTTGAAGAAGTAATTATTAAAGAAATTAAAACTTCATTAAAAGGCACAGAATAATAACTATGCCTAGATTATTTACATTTGGATGTAGTTTTACCAAATATACATGGCCTACTTGGGCAGACTTATTAGGTTTAGAATTTGATGAATTTGAAAACTGGGGTGTTTCTGGAGGTGGTAATGTATGTACTGCTAACAGGGTAATAGAATGTATTATAAAAAATAATGTAAACGCTGACGATATTGTTGTAGTACAGTGGTCAACTCATCTACGCCATGACTATCATACTTTTGAATATTTAAAAGACGGTCCTGATAAAGAAGCCGGTTGGAAAACTAAAGGCAGCATATTTAACTATTTAAATGTAAAAAAACATGATAAGACTTGGTTAAAAAACTTCTTTGACGAACAATCTTATGTAATGCATACATTAAACGCAATACATTCAACACAACTTGCATTAGAAAGTACGGGCTGTAATTGGGTAATGACATCACTTGCTGATATTGCTAGCCTTGGCTCTGACATTAGTGTCGACCCTGGGTATAATGAATCATCAACTAAACAAGGCTTATGGGATTTATATCCAACATTTTTGCCTTATAAAGATAAAATTTGGAATGATAAATTTAAATGGGTAGACCCAATTGGCCCACATTGTTGGAAAAATTTAGAAGACATGTACTGGTGGTTAGATGCCGGCGATACTGAAAAATGGTGCGATCCACATCCGTCACTTAATCTAAGTATTGATTGGCTATATAATAAATTAAAACCTGCACTAGATTTAGATAACAATAATCTTACTATTGAACAAAAACAATGGGTTGTAGAGTGCAAAAAATTAAAAGAAAAATTTACTGGATTAGATGACTTTGGCGAAATAGTTAGCCGAACATTACCAAACTATATTAAATCTTACAAAGGATATTAGAATGAGCGATAAAAAACCATTATGGATTGCAGGTATAGCAAGAGGACACAATGCAGGTGTTTGCTTAATGAAAGACGGTGAGATTGTTTTTTCAATAGAAGAAGAGAGACTAACTCGAAGAAAATATGATGGCGGTCCGCTAGCAAGTATGCTAAAGATAAAAGAGTATACTGATAAAATAGACTATCTAGCAGTATCACATACTACTGGACTTGTGCAAACAGCCGGCAAACTAGATTATTCAGGTGAGGATATATATACAGGATTAGCAAGAAAAATTGGACTAATTCAAGAACATTATTCTCCAGATCCTCATCCACAAGTTATTGACATGGCAATGTTTCATCATAAAATGCACGCCGGTTTAGCATTTTATCGCAGTGGGTTTGAAGAAGCAGTTGCATTAATAGTCGACGGCGCAGGAACATTTTTTCCATTAACTGTATCTGGCCAAGAAATGGTAATATGGGAAACTGAAAGCATTTATAGTTGTAAGTATCCGGATGAAATTAAAACTTTACATAAAACAATGAATACTAAAGATATGTTAGTTGCTGGATATATAAAAGATTTTGCCGGCGGCGAATGGGAACCTAATGCAACCTTCAATGTAAGTTTAGGTGAAAAAGCAGGAATTGTTAAAGCATACGAAGCAGTAACAGAGTATTGCGGATGGAGTGCAATCGAAGCTGGAAAAACTATGGGATTATTTCCTTATGGTGAGTCTGACAATTCTTTTCCAAATATACTAGACGAAAACGACCTACCGATTCCAACTACTAATAGAAATTTAATTGTGCCAAGATATCCAAACGGAGCAGTAGTAAACGCTAATGCGTATACAACATTAAATAATCACGACGGAGAAGATGTTACATTACTACAAAATAGAAGAAATATGGCATATGCTGTACAGACAGAAACTCAAAAGGCTGTTGTAGAATTAATTAGACATTCTGTAGAATTAAGCGGATGTAAGAATGTTGTTATTAGTGGAGGCTATGGATTAAATTGTGTTGCTAACTATCATTACCTTGATGCTCTTAAAGACGAAGGTATTAACATATATGTCGAACCTATTAGTAATGATGCAGGTACAGCAATGGGTGCAGCAATGCTTTGGCATCACAATGTTACAAAGGATACTACAGTAAGAAGTAGAGCAGATGATGTATATCTAGGTCCAGTACATACTTATACTGATGAGCAAATCTTAGAAACTGCAAAAACATACAATGCAGAAGTTACAGATGTATCACAAGACGATATTGTTAAGTTAATGACTGATAGAAATATTGTTACACTATTCCAAGGACGTTCAGAGAACGGGCCACGTGCATTGGGCAACAGAAGCATAATGTATGATCCAACAGATCCAAATGGTAAAGATTTTGTTAACAGTGTAAAGAATAGAGAATACTTCCGTCCGTTTGCAGGTAGTATACTAGAAGAAGATGTACATGAATGGTTTGACTTACGTGGCATGGAAAGTTCTCCTACAATGATGTATGCTGTAAATTGCCAGCCTGGCATTGAAGAAAAGATTCCAGGAATTATACACATAGATGGAACATGTCGTATTCAAACAGTTACACGCGAACAGAATCCACATTACTATGATATTATTAAAGCATTCAAAGAAAAAACAGGATGTCCTATTATTTTTAACACAAGTTTTAATTTAGGTGGCGAACCTTTAGTTGAAACGTTAGATGATGCTATACGTACATTAGATAACTGTGATATTGAATATCTTTACTTGCCTGAATACGGAAAATTAGTAAAGGTAAAAAATGCACTTTGAAATACTATACGGAGTTCCAATACTTAAAACAAGAATGCCAAATCATGAAAATATTTTAAAAGCATTTTTGCCTTTTATAGAAAATAAAGATAATTTTGATTATGCAGACATGTGGAACTGTGACTGTAGGACAACTATAGGCAATGATGAAAAAAATAAAGAATTTCCTTGGGATTTATTTTTTAAAGAAGTTTATGAAGTATTGGGACACTATGCATCTAGTATAGGTGTAACTGAAGATAATATACAAAAGATTGTTTCTCGTGCCTGGATAAACAGATATGAGAAAAATCAGTCGCAAGAAGCGCATCATCATAAGCAAGGAAATAACTTAATTAGTTGTGCATATATGTTAAAACTTCCAAAAGATAGTGCAGATTTTTCTTTTTTTCAATCTAATTGTGATGTGTTTCCGGCACATCTTAAAGAAGTGTTTGGTGAAAATCAAATGTTTCTAGGTGATACAATAAAACCTGATTTGTCTGAAGGAGATATTTTGTTTTTTCCTTCAAGCGCAACACATTATGTTAATGCACACAAAACAACAGAATTGCGTTCAACTATTAGTGCTAACTTTGAAGTTAGGATGTAAAAACTGATAAATATTAAAAACAGGGGCATACAATGCAAAACTTAAAAAAATATTTAACAGACGGATTAAAAAATACATTATTGTTTAGAAACAATGCAGGCACCAGCCATAACGGTCCTAACAAACAAGTATATGCTAATACATTGTTAGATAGATGGCATGTGGGCGATTTCTCAAGTGTAGATTACACAATAAGTGCAGACTTTGATGTTGACAATAAAGAACTTATTAAAGTAGCAATTACAGCAAGTCGAGATCGTGCAAGTATAGTAGTATATGCTAGAAATAATACACTAAATGATATATTAACTGTAACTGCTACTGTTAATGACAGTTATGTAGATGTAATATTAAATCCTATAATTGTTCTTGCTGTTGAAGAAGATCAAGAGCAGGGCATTTCTGAAGTTATTGGTCAGGACTATACAGGAACTAAGATTATATCTACTGCACATTATTTTCATACGCAAACACCGCTTGTAGTCTAAGTATGTTATCAGATAAATAACATATAGGAGATGAATATAAATGGCAGTTACTAATTCACCGTTTGAATCGCAGTATGGCTTTAAAGGACCCGGATTTTCAGTCGATAGTCTTGGAAATATTATAGCAACGTCAATTATAACTAGCATTGCTGATGATGACGACGGTGTTGTTGGTCTTGCGGATTTTACTGTTACAGAACTTGATAATGCATATCAAATTACAGGAGCCTCAGGATCTAACCCTGCAATTACTATTGCTAGAGCATCTTCGTATAAATTTTCATTAACAGTGCCTTTGCTTGGATTTACTATTTATAGTGCATTACCTAGCACAAAATATAACACAGGATTAACATACCAAGACGCTACAACTGGAGAAGATGCTCAAGGAAAACTAACAGGAACATTAACATTTAATGTATCTCTAAATGCTCCTAGTGTTTTGTACTACGGCAACGCCTTGGGCAATGTATACGGGACTATTAACGTAGTTGATCCTATTGGACAATTTAGTTCTATAGATGTTAATTCGACTACTAACGCAACTAGTTCGACTACGGGAGCAGTTACTATAGCAGGTGGCGCAAGCGTTGAAAAAGACTTTTACATCGGCGGCGCATTAAATATAGCAGGCCTAGGAATATCTTCTCTTAGCTCTTCTACTAATTTAGAACTAAACGCAACAAATAAAGTTATCCTTAAAATTGATAGCATAAAATTAGGTGAATTAAATTCTACCGGACTTGCTGTTACTATAAATAACAGTACTATAGATAACACAGTGATTGGAGCAACTGCTCCGAGTACAGCATCATTTACATCAGCAACTGTTGCAAATTTACCTACTACAGACTCTAGTATAGCAAATCGGCAATACGTAGATAGTACATCATTAGCATTAGCAATAGCATTTGGATTATAAAATATGGCAAAGACGCAAATAAAGAATTATGTATTTAAACCAGGCATTGGAGCAAGCGATAACCGTTTTCCAAACGCATACGGATTACTAAGTGCTAACAAAGAATTCATACAAAAAGAAGCAACTTCTTGGATACAAACACAAGTAGATGCAGGAGCAGCAGGCTTTGTAGGGTATACTTATAACCAAGCAAAATGCGAAAGAGACGTTGGATATGTTGTTGATGCATACTTAAAAGATCTAAGATACGGCGGAAACGAAACTGTAATAAACAATATTAAATACTATTGGGATCAAGATGTTGCACAAGTTGATGGCGATAGACAACCTGAAATCCAAACACATACTTGGATTGGTAATTTAATTAAAGATAATATTTTTGCACAAGTAACATACGCAGCAACTAACACAGAAGTTGATCAAATTATAAGTGGTACTGCTTCGGAACCATTAATCCAACTCACTCCAACTGACGCAACTTATAAACCAGAAACTGGTGTAATGACCTTAACTGTCGGCGCACATACTATGTCAGTCGGCGAAGAAATTCAAATTGCACCAGACGCAATAACATTTACATGTGCGCTAGATGGTAACGCAACATTGCATTCTTATCCAAGAGCATCAGGCGTTCCTAACAGTACTGGGAAAGACGGATTTTATTATGCACCTGTTAAAATTACAGCCGTAACATCAACTACAATTACTGTTAATGTCGGAATAAGTTCTGATACTTCTCTACATACATTTAGCAGTGCTTTAACAAATGGTGTAACTTCTGGACCGAGTGCAAAAATTAATACATTAGTATTTAATACAGTTGATACAATAACTAATGGACTTGCTGGGCTTCCTAAAAAAATAGAACTTGGTGTAAGTACGGTTAAGATGCAAGGCAACTATAGTATTGACGAACTATTATTAGTTACTAACAGTACAAAAAGTGAAGTTATGTATAACTTTACTAATTTAGGAACAGGTGGTTCGGTTGAAATCATTACATCATCTATTGCAGTTGATGCTGATTTTCCTAAATTCTTACAAACAACTGACGGCATAACTGTTCTTAGATTAAATTACAATAGTAGTACTCACAGTAGCACAGACGATATTCAAATCTTTGTAGAACAAATTGAAAATGGAAAAAGTATTGTAGTTACAAGGCCGTTTGATTTTGGTACAGACGCTATTGAAAGAGGTAGAACTGCTGAACCTAAGTCAATGCTTGATGCTGACTTTGAGTACGGATTACAGCCTACTAAATGGGCTGCTATTGCAACAATGAGAGGTTATCCATCGGTTTACGAAGTACCAGGGACAGATGCGTCTGTGGTAAGTGTTGTATCTGATGCTAGTGCTGGCACAGAAGGCGTTGGACAATCATTAATTACAGTTACAACAGTTAGCGCACACGGTTATATTGTAGGAACACCTATAACAATTAAAGGCCTCGAAGACACTGTCACGGGCGCCGCAAGAGCAGAAGGTAGTTTTGTAATTGTTGATGTTCCGACAAATAATACATTTACATTTTTTGCAAAATCTAAGGTTGGTACAGTTAATCCAACTACACTTTCGACAACATATACACAACTAAGACAGGCTGGATTCTATACAGGAGCATCAGTTGGCTCGCCGAATTTTGTAATTCAAAGTAACGGCAGTGCAGGTACAATGACGGCCCAGTTAGAAGTTGCAGCAGGATCAACTATTATTCCGTTTGATGGGCAAGCACCGGAAGTTGGTTCTCCTCTAGCAAATGCAAATATACCGCTGGGATCTCAAGTTACTGGCATAATCGATCAAAGTGAAGGCGGTGGAACATATGTAACACCATTAACTAATTCTAATACTCCTGCTGGACAAAATCAAATGGAATTCCAAAGTATATCTGGAGTTGTAGATAATTTAGCAATCGACCGCGGTGATGGTACTGCTATCTATATTAATGATATTACAGGAAACACTGTTACATTTAATGATAACTTTACAAGTACTATTGTAGGCAATCGTAATCAATACACTGGAGTTTTTGCAGGCAATCAACAACCATCAGGACAATTTGCTAAATTTGATATTTCTTATGCTGACGACTCATCGGGTTTGTATGTAATTGATCGTATTGCTAATGACGGTATTAGTTACACAGTAGGTGATAGAATAATAATTTCTGGAACAGACTTAGGCGGAACAACTCCTACTAACGATGCTACTATTACAGTTAATTCTGTAGGCAGTGATAATTCAATTGCTACTGCATCTATATCAGGAATACATTTTATTAATGACATTTACTTAACTGGGCAAACTGCAACATATACAGGAGGAGTTGGAACTAATGCGTCATTTGATATTGATTTTGAAAATAGTGTATTTAATACCGTTACTGTTAATGGTACCAACACAGGCTCTGGGTACACTGCTGGCGATGTAGTGACAGTAATTGGATCAGTATTAGTTCCTGGACACGTAGGCGATTTAAACGATTTGTATATATCAGTAGATACAGTAGAAGCAACAGGCGGACAAGCAACTACTACTGCTCTACAAGCAGGCGGCACGGGATATGCAACAGGCGTAACCACAAACGTTGCTACAACCGGCGGCGACGGAAATGGGTTAACTTTTGATATAACAGCAGATGCCGGCAATATAATTACTAGCATAGTTATAAATCAACCAGGCACAGGATATTCACAATTTGATGTAGTTACAATTACAACAGGAAATAGTGATGCTACTGCTAGAATTGAAAATGTTAAAGCAGTAGGAGCAATTAATTCTTTGTCATTTGCAGGAGATGCTCCTTCAGTTGATAAAACTTTTACTAACACTGCATATACAACAACATCAGTTAGCGGCAGTGGAGCAACAATAGATATTCAAGTAACAGGAGCAAGTTATGTTGCTACTGTTACAGCAGGTGGCTTAAACTATCTCCCAACAGAAACTATTACAGTTGCAGGTACTGCCGTTGGTGGATTATCACCAGGAAACGATGTAACTATTACAATTGATAATGTAGGCGGCGCAGGAGAGATAACAGTTATTACTACAACCGGTACAGCATTTAATGGTGATACATTAACAACAATACCAGGGTCTAATATAGTGCCAACAGGCGGAACATTTAATGTTAGTCAAAACACTGACGGCAATTTTGGCGAAGTAACAATTGATATACCAGGAACGGGATATAATGTTGGACAGACACATACTATTCCAGGAACAACATTCGGCGGCACCTCTCCTACTAATGATATGGTTATTTCAATACTACAAATTGATAATCTATCATCGGGTGGAATAGTTGAAGCTTCAGCAGGCGGAACAGGATACATCCCTCTGCAAATATATAACAATAGTATAGGATTAAACACTGTTGCTATTGGTACTGGATTAGAATTTAGTTTAATTAGAGATAATTCAAGTTATTCGGGTTTTACTATAACAACACCTGGCGCAGACTATGCAGTAGGCGACAGAGTTCAAATACCAGGCGGATCACTAGATGGTCAATCACCGTTAAATGATGTTGATATATCAATTACTGCTGTTGACGGCAGCGGCGGCGTACAAACATTTGTCCCAGATTTTATCGAAGCATCTGCAGGTACAGAGGCTAATTTAATATCAGTAGTAACTATGACAGAGCCGACTAGTGGTACTATACCACTTGATGAAGAAATTACATTTAGTGCGCTTGCTACAATAGAAGCAACATTTACTAATGCACACGGACTTGTTCCAGGAAGTACGTTTATTACTACTGTATCTTCGAGCGATGCCATTAATAATCACAACTTAGCATCGGGATCGTATATTGCAACTGATATACCAGAATTAAATAAGTTACGTTTCCAAGTAAGAGCTCCTGGATCGATTAATGTAGATGAATCTACTATTGTTGGACAAGTATTTCCAAGACCAGATAGTTTCTTTGTACACAGGCCATTTGACGGTGGCGTACAGTTAGGTACAGGCGGTCCGCAACACGGTGCGCAAGCAATTCGTCAAAGTAAAAAGTATATTCGTTATCAATCAGGTAAAGGCATTATGTACACAACTGGTGCTCTATTTGCACCAAGTTATGATTTGCGTAGTTTGACAGCAGACGGCATTGAAGTTGGAAGTTTAATTACAATTGTAACAGATGACAATGACCACGGCGTACAAGTTGGCGGCACAGTTAGAATCCTTGGAGTAGAAACACCAGGTTATAATAGTGGTTCAGAAACTGCTGTTCCCCCTACGTTTGATTATACTGTAGAAAGTGTAATTGACGAACGCACATACACAGTACGAGCAAAACGTAGACTAGGCGCAACAACGGCTGTACTAGGTTTTGGTTCACAAATGAGTGTTGTTGCTTGGCACGGTGCTACAGTACGCTCAGGCATCTTTGATGATCAAAATGGTATTTTCTGGGAGTTTGACGGTACTAACGTCAGTGTTAACCAGCGTACTGGTACAAGACAACTTGCAGGAACAATTGCACTACAAGTAGATGACAATCTAATAACAGGCACAAACACTAGATTTACAGATCAGTTAAAAGCAGGCGACAGAATTATTCTTAAAGGTATGACACATGTTGTAAGTCACGTTAACAGTCAAACTGAGATTACAGTTACTCCAGATTGGCGCGGCGTAGTAGATATTGCAGGTGCAAAGGCTAACTTAATTGTAGATAAAAAAGTAAAACAAAGTGAGTTTAATTTAGATAGATTAGACGGCACTGGCCCAAGCGGATACGATATTGATATTGCTAAGATGCAAATGATTGGTATTCAGTACAGTTGGTATGGTGCTGGCTTTATTGACTTTATGCTACGTGGCTCAAATGGTAACTTTGTATTTGCACACAGAATGCGTAATTCAAACGTAAACACAGAAGCATTTATGAGATCAGGTAACTTACCTGTACGTTATGAAGTTAGTAATGAAGGACCAAGTGGAAAACTGGCAGCAGCAATGGACTCGACTCAAACTACACTTACACTACAAGATGGTAGTTTCTTTCCAGACTACGGCACATTATATATAGACAACGAAATTATGACGTTTAATGGCAGGAGCGGAAATACAATAACTGGACTAACTAGAGCCGCACCGTTTGAAAACTTCCAAGCAGGTGCAACTAGAAGTTATCTTGCTGGCGTAGCAGCAACACACGCAGATAGAACCGGTGTTATATTAATATCTCAGACAATTACTCCGTTAATTAGCCACTGGGGTAGTGCGTTTATTACAGATGGTGGATTTGATGAAGATAGAGGTTATATTTTCTCATACGCAGAAACTGGCATTCCTGTTAGCACAACTAAACAAACTGCGTTTATGATTAGACTATCACCAAGTGTATCGAATGCACTTATTGGTGATCTAGGGGAACGTGAATTATTAAACAGAGCACAGTTGCTATTACAAGGTCTTGAAATTACATCAGACACCGGGGCTGGCGGTATTGTTGTTGAAGGAGTACTTAATCCACAAAACTATCCATTAAATCCTAGTGATGTTGGTTGGTCAGGACTAAGTGGAGTTGCTCAAGGTGGTCAACCTAGTTTTGCACAAGTTGCAGGTGGCGGTGCGATTGCATGGTCTACTGGCGAAGCAGCGACTACAACAAATGTTACTACACAAGCATTTCCAAGTGGATCTATTTCACTACAACCGTACTGGTGGAACGGACGCTATGCAGAAACAGGCAGAGATTATGTTTTACTACGAGACAGTGATTATAACACATATGTAAGCAGCGGTATGTCAGTAGGCGATACATTTGCACATCCAAATTTTACTACTACAACTATTAGAACCTTTAGCGGCAGATTTACTGTTAATGGAACACGTTATCGCTGGATGTATTTAAATAGACAACCTAATAGTTCTACTAGTACTAATAGTACTGCAACAGTTTCTAAAACATGGAAAACATCTATTACTTCGGAAATTTGGTTTCAACAAGCAAGCTTTGCTGCTTCTGGTACAACTGTAGGAACAGATGTTAGTGCTTCAAATTTTCCAGCAAGTACACAGGTTAGTTATATTAGTTTAGAGCAGTATTTTACTACAACATATTATGTTGTTCGATTCAATAATACCTCAGACGGAACTACGTTAAATCCTGGAACTAGTACAATTGAGTTTACATTCGTGCAACCGCCTTACGCACAACCGGGCGAAACAGTATTCTCGTTCATTGCTACTCCAGGGGAGCGTTCTACACTAAGTCTTGCAGAACTAAAAGAACTTACTAACACGCCGCTAGGAGGCAGAGGAACATATCCAAATGGCCCAGACGTTTTGGCTATTAATGTTTATAAGGTATCAGGCGCAGATAGTAATGCAAATATTATTCTAAGATGGGGTGAAGCGCAGGCTTAATGCGCTTCTATCCAATTTGCAAAAGAACTAAGATCATCAAATACGATGGTCTTTTTCTTTATGTCACGGTAGGCAAATTTGTTTAATTGTTGTTCAGTTTCTAATCCGTATCCAGTACGAACTAGTATAGGCTTTGCTCCTATTTTATGAGCAGCCTTTAGGTCACTTAGTTTATCACCTACATAGTAGCCTTTATTAAATTTTATATTTTTATGCTTGTGTTCTTTTTCGCAACGCTTAAACATACCAGTATTTGGTTTTGCATACATGTCACTTTTATGACTACTTGCACTATAATAGATAGCATCGATGCTAGGGCATCCTGCTTTGCCTAAAAGTTCTAACATATACTGATGTAATGCATCAACATCTTCTTCAGTAAATAAACCGTGTTCAATGCCGCCTTGATTTGTAATGATTGCAATTTTATGACCAAGTTTACGAAGTTTTGTAATTGCTTCTAAACTACCTTCAATAGGCTCAAAATCAGTACCCTTATAAGTATACGTGCCACGATCGACATTAATAACTCCGTCGCGATCAAGCCCGATTACACATTTAGGCGCAACATAATCTGGATCTGACAATGGATCTTCACCCCAATAAATATCAACCATCTTGATCTTCCGGATTTAGATTAGGTTCGTATTGTTGCTTTTGGCTATCGCCTGGTGCAACTCTATAATTATCTTCTACACTATCAGCAGTACTAACTTCAGTAATACTAGAACCTTCTTGTAAACAAATTAATTGATGAGGTTGTAACGGAGGATTGTGCCACACATCTCCTTCTTTTAGATTCTTTTCGTATAATGCTGCATTAGAAGTATCAATCCAGCGTACTTTAAATTGTCCAGTATTAACAAACCAAGTTTCATCCTTTTCTTTATGAAAGTGCATACTAAATTTAGCATTTGCTTTTTCAAAGAACATGATTTTACCGCAGTACTTGTCAGTAGATGCCCAAATTAATTCGTAGCCCCATCCTTTAGGAACAACTCCGCTAAGTCTAGTTGGTTCATTATTTTCCATTAATATAATCCTCTATGTTAGTCCACTGCATGTCTACTACACTATTTAAATTAGTTAAGTCTGCACATGTGTATTTTTGGTATTGTGACTTTATGTTGTCCGGCATTGGTATATAATGTATACCGGCGTTATGCTTGTTAGCAATAGTTTCTGCCACAGTTTGAAAACTTACAGGATTGTTTGTACCTACATTAAAAATTCCTGATTGATCTACGTCAAACATTTTTTCATGTAACTTGCAAATGTCATCTACACAAACAAAGTCTCTGCAGTATTTGTCACTATCTTCAAACAATGTAATTAGACCGTCTTCTTTTGCTTGTTTTGAAAACTTGGTATACGGACTTGCTTGATTGCCTTTGTGTTCTTCACCTTCTCCGTAAACATTAAAGTAACGGAAGCCTTGTATTTTAATTGCAAATTCATCTATGTATTGATTAATGAATCTGTCAAACAAATACTTTGACCATGCATACGGCGATTGCGGAAGTAATGGTCCGTTCTCAGTAAAGTGTTCAGTAGGACCGTACACACTTGCACTAGATGCATATTGTAAGTTAGTGCCAAAATTTTCACATATTTGTGCAAGTCTAACACTAAACTCAAAATTCTGTTCTAGTATCTGATCAACATCTGTGTATGTAGTTGAACTAATAGCACCTAAGTGTATACACCAATCATAACCTTCGGTGTGCGGAAGTACTCCTGGTTCCCATTCCCACCCTTCAACTTCGTGGCCTTGTTGTTGCAAATAACTTGCAACATTTTTACCAATAAATCCTTCGTTTCCTGTAACTAATATTTTCATTTGCTTGCCTCTATAATCTTTGTTGTTGAATAACCTTCAACTGTAGGCACAAGATGCACATCGGCTAAATCATGTCCCACAACTTGTTCGACTGTGTAGTCGCCGCCTTTTACAATAACGTGCGGAACTACTTCTTTAATTAATCTGTACGGAGTGTCTTCGTCAAACACAATCACTTCGTCTACCCACGGTAATAATTCTAATTGCTTTTTACGTTTGTTTACATTATTAATAGGACGCTTAGGACCTTTAAACCGTCTAACACTGTCATCTGAATTTATACCTACTATTAGTTTTCCACCCAGCGATTTTGCCTCTGCTAGTAGTTCAAAATGACCCGTGTGTAGTATGTCAAAGCATCCATTAGTAAACACTATACGTTCTTCGAGATTGCTTACAGCAAGCGTGTGTGTGCCTACGTGCTTAACTGCTTCTCTAGAACCTTTAACAGCAAGTTCTAAACAACGCTTGTAATTGTATTGCTTGGTTAGTCCATATACAAATGCGGCTAGGAAACAATCTCCTGCACCTGTGACATCTGATACTTCTACAGGCTCAACTGGAATATTATATTCTGTATTATCTATACTTGCAACTACATTATCGCCTGCATTAGTAGTAATAATATTACCTTGCCAATCATTGAATCCAAATTTAGTAAATTCGCTGTTGTTAGGTTTTACTAACCATGCGTCCTTATACTGATTTGCATGTTCTTTTGGATCTACAATTATTTTACAATTAAATTTGTTAATGTGTTTAATAATTTCTAGCGAGCAGTCTAACACACCTTTGTTGTAGTCGCTTAATATTACATAATCATATTGCGAGAAATTATTTTCTCGCACAATATCTAAAACTGCTGTGCCGTCTGCGTGTTTATCATCGTCAATGCGTGTGACGTAATGACCGTCGCAAATTACTCTAGTTTTAATACTGCTAGGTTGCTCGGTTTCAAATAGTGTTACATCAACCCCTAGGCTTTTTAAGTTTTCGTAAACAAGCCCTGCGCCGCCTCTAGTTTCAACTTCACGTTGATATTTAACCACAGGAACAGGCGCTTCAGGACTTAGTCGTTCTGAAGTGCCATAGATATATTTGTCGATTATTACATCGCCGAGAACTAATACTTTCATAGTGTTATTATACTATATTTTAGGTTATTTGTCAAGTAAATTAATTGTTTGAAAAACAGTGTCTAACTTGGTTAAGTTAATTTTACTTTGAAGAGTGTTGCGTAATCCGTGATGTAGAGGTTTTGGCCATTTAGTAAAACTACACCACGCATATCCGTTGTGTTCTATATTAAGTTTAGGAATAAATTCTTCTTCGATTACACAAAGGTATGTATGGAAGTGGAATTTGCTATCAGGAGAAATAAAGCTTTCTAGAGGAAGTGTCTTTTTAATATTTGGTAAGAATCCAATTTCTTCTTCAATTTCTCGAGTAAGACCTTCCCACGGAGTTTCAGCACCTTCGTTTGTGCCTCCAACAAGTCCCCACAAATTATTACGCTTGCCTTGCGCCCTGTGTAAGAATAAGAATCTATTTGTATCTAAGGTGTAAAATAGCGCACCGCTACATGTAATACGATTGTTCATACATATAATTAGCCTGCTAGTTCAACTCTCCATGTGCCAACTGGATAATCGCCATCAATACTTAATAACCATTCGTTATTATTAAACCTGTATTGCACACTTGTATTTAAATTAGTAGTGTATGTAGTTTCTGTTACAGCACTTGCATCAAATACAGTATTCCATCTAGATCCATTCCATTCGATAATATCGTTTGCCTTTGCAACTGTTGCACTAAGATCAGTATTCTGCCACGCAACTGGAGATTGAGTAGCATCTGCGTCACCTACATCATTTAACAACAACAGACGTACACCTGATGTCTTAATGCCTGACGGATTAAAGTTTGTAGGATCAATAATATAATCAATACTAGTGCGCCCGTCAATAACTGTATCACTTGGGAAACTGTCTTCGTCCCAGTTAATTAATATCTTACCTTCGTCTAATGGACTTAGTGCAAATGTACCAGTGACAGTGCTTGCATTTTCTTGACTTGTAAAGAATATACGACTTACATCTGCTGCATATTGTCCAGGTAATGCTTCAAAAATCTCTCTCCAATTTTTATTACCAACTATACCATTTGAATATAGTTGTACTGTATCACCATCAATAAATGCGCCATATGTTCTGTAATTTACATTTGCCATTTCTGCTGCTGTTTCAGATTGTGCCTTTCTACCAAATTTATTTTCAGTAATACCTGCTTGAGGAACATCATCATATGCATTTAGTACAGGAGCACTAACACCTGATGCAATGTCGCCTAGACTTTCATCAAACATGCTAGTAATAATATTTGTAATAACACCCATTTTGCGTACTTTAGTAGGCGGACTAATATAGATCGGAATACTAAATGTAAGCGTAGCAATATCAATTTCTGAATCAACACCAACCGGCACACTTCTATTTGACCAAGTTATATTTTCTAAATTAACAACACTAATACTAGTCCAGTCAATAAAGTTATCTGTAGTCTGCATTTCTAAACTAGGATTAAACAGCACAAGTATTTGCTCTAATATTTGTAATTTCTGATCAGTATTTGACGACCAAATGTCTGCATTTACTCGCATCATATAAGGTGTAGGAATTAAACGCTCGACTGTATAGTTTTTACCTTGAGTATTTAAATACTCGCCTGCTTCTTCATCGTATGCACGTTCTCTAATATTAGTTTTACGTGTGTACGTTGAATCAGTTAGTCTATCCTTGTCTAATTCAAGACCAGTCAAGTAAACCGAAATACGAGGCGCACTAGGCAACTTATTTTCGCTATTCTCTCTAATGATATTAGCAACTTGACGAGTTAAATCTCCATACAATACAGGCACATCTTTTTGCCCGCCCTTTCCGTCTTGTACAGGAAAGTTTGCTAAAATGCGCATCATTTGCGTAAGGTATCGTCTTACTTGTCCATCGTAGAAATGCTGCATTATGTGTTATCCGCCTTAGGTCTAAGTGCCTTAGAAAGACTTTGTCTTTCTTGAACTGTTTCGCCACTAATTTGACTAGTTTTAGTATTATTAATAAACGACGATTTTTGTGTTTGTCTTTCTAGTGTATTACTTAGTGACATTCTAATATCGTCAGTAACTTTAACCCAACGTGTGCCATCATAACGGAACATTCTGTTTGGTAAAAAGTCTGTACGTAAAAAGTAATCGCCGCCTTCATTGTTTCTAGGAAACTGTATACCAAATCCAAACGGTGCTCCATTAGGTGCAGCATCGCCTGTACCTACTAGGTAACCTGTATAACCTTCACGTTCCGGTCTACTTGTAACTTCATCTGCATTTCTGTTAATATTACTTGCATCAATTTCGTCGTTATCTGCGGTTTGTAATGAAACACTACCGTCGTCATTTGTACTAACTGTATAATAATGACTAATATCATATCCGCTCTTAGGAGCATCTGATTCTGCTTGTGCAACAACAGCGTTTGAAATTTGCATTTCTTTTTCGTATGTTGAAAGCATATCGCGTAGCGTATCGTTGCTACCTTCTTCTGCAGGCAAATCTAATATTTCGTTGTATTCTTGACCATCGTATATTTGCTTTAGTTTTAAGCGGTATAAGTGTGGATACCAAGTAGGCGAAAATCCTTCTGCTGCACGATTAACATCTTCTACAACATAAAAGCGTTTTAATGCAACACTATAATCGTTAAGAGCATATTCGTCTTTTAGGTGTGGCAATTCAATTACATCGCCACTCATAATTTTTCTACCTAATGTTTTAACACTACTATTAATGTGTATAGTTAACATTAAGGTATCATTACTAAGAAACAACCCAAACTGTGATAAATCAAAGTCAATATCTTGAACATTGTAAATGCCGCGCATACTGTATACGTCCGGATCGTACTTTCTATCTCTATTTTCTAAAAATAACAAGTCTTGTATGTTAGTTTCTTTTACAGCATCGTAAGTAGGTTGATCAGCAGTTCCTTCACCTTCAGCAGGATTTTCTGCACCAAGAAACTTGTGAATATTAATATCCGTGCCGCCAATGGTAAACATTTCATAAACTTGCTTGTCTATAAAATAGTAATCATTACCGCGTTCCGGTCTGTATAGTGATAAGCGAGGGATAACCATTCTCCTATTGTTATACATATTTATCGCAACGAATAAATACTATTGGAGAACTTCAAATGACAATTGCGACACAAAAACAAGAAGTATACGATTATGTACACACATTCCTCGGTGGAGGCATGGTTGATGTCGAACTTGATCCTATACACTACCAAACTGGCTTGAATAAAGCGTTAACACGTTATAGAATGCGTAGTGATCATGCTGTTGAAGAAAGTTATATGTTTTTAACAACTGTTGTAGATCAAAACGATTATGTATTACCAAATGAAATAATGGAAGTTCGTAAATTATATCGCAGTAGTATTGGCTCACGTGCAGGCAGTGGATCGAGTGGTAGTGTATTTGAACCGTTTAACGCAGCATACACAAACACATATTTGTTGTCAGGCTCAAAACTAGGTGGACTGGCAACATACGATATGTTTGCACAACACCAAGAACTAGTAGGTAGAATGTTTGGATCATTTATAGAATTTAAATGGAATAACACAAGTAAAAAACTTACACTACTACAGCGCCCTAGAGCAGAAGAAGAAATACTACTTTACTGCTATAACTATCGCCCTGACGGCGAATTATTAAATGACTATCTAGCAAAGCAGTGGATTAAAGATTATACACTTGCTAGTTGTAAGTATATGCTCGGCGAAGCACGTTCAAAGTTTGCTACTATTGCAGGCCCACAAGGCGGCTCAACACTTAACGGTGACACTCTAAAAGCAGAAGCACAGTCCGAAATGGACAAACTTGAAGTTGAAGTAGCAATGGCAATATCAGGCGGTACAGGCTACGGATTTACTATAGGCTAACTTATTGAAATCATTGAAGAAAATAATCTAATGATTTCAATGACTTAAAAACACCCAAAGTTTACGCTAACATTCTACTACCAATGTAAATACAATTACAGTAGGGAGAGTCCAATGTGTTCACCGTTTGTAAGAAAAGAAGCCAATCGATACTTTTGGTTAGTTAAAGGTCACTTAATTCCAAAACAAGAATCCGATGAAATTGTAGAAGGATATTACAATAGTTATTTTAAACGACTGTGGAATGATGAGTCTCAGTGCTTAGACGTATATGAACGTGGATTTGAAGCAGCATATAAAACAAGAGAAGCAGAAATCTTAGATGAAGAAGTAGCAACTGTTGCTGTTCTTGGCGGACACTACGATTAACGGTTGACATCACTTAATTTTTAATGTATAATGTATTTAAACATTAGGAGATTCAGATGACAAAACCCAAGTTATTAGTAATAGGTCATGGACGGCATGGTAAAGATACTGTGTGTGAAATGCTACGTGACCATTACGGATACACTTTTGAAAGCAGTTCAAAGTTTTGTAGTCTACAATTTATATACAACGATCTAAAGGACAAGTATGGATATGCTAATGAGGAAGAGTGTTATGCTGACAGGCATAATCACAGAGCAGAATGGTATAATGCTATCTGCGATTATAATGTACCTGATGCAGCGACTCTAGGCAGAGAGATGTTTGAAGCTTATGATATCTATTGTGGGCTACGCAACAAGCGTGAATTTTTTGCAATGCAAAACACTGGTGTGTTTGATTATTGTATCTGGGTTGATCGCAGTATGCACTTAGAAGCCGAATCTACTGACTCAATGAGTTTAGAACAATGGATGTCTGACTTTACAATTGATAACAACGGCACATTACAAGACTTGAAGTTTAATCTAGATCAGTTAATGACCTACTTAGAAGTCAGGAACTAAATCACCTTGTTTCCACTTAACTCCTTCTTTCTGAAGAGTGCGCTGACAGTTAGCACATATAGTTTTTAAATTATTAGGGCGACAATTTTCTAAGCAACCGTCTATGTGAAATACATTAAATTGTTCTGGGTACTTTGATTCAAATCCGCATTTCTCACAATTTTGTTTTTTAATATACCCAGCTTGTTTCCATTTTGGAATACCATGACCTACTCCGTTACGCAAACAAGTTTCACAAAGCTTGCGATAATAAGTTCTTTGTCCTTTTTTGTAATTTATTGCTGCCGGACGGTGCCCGCACTTGCATAATGGCCTCATATTGTATTTAGCTTACCTTTTCGGTCCCTTTTTATAGGGTGTTTACGGTATCCTTTTACTAGATAATGGTAAATACATGTAACAGAATACCCAATCCACAGGAGACGAAAATGGCATTAGTATCACCAGGTGTACAAGTTAGCGTAGTAGACGAAAGTTTTTATACTCCCGCTGAACCAGGCACAACCCCAGTAATCTTTGTTACATCAGCAGAGAATAAACTAAATGCTTCAGGCTCAGGCACAGCAATAGGAACATTAGCAGCTAACGCTGGTAAACCGTACCTACTAACATCGCAACGTGATCTAGCTGAAACATTTGGAGACCCAGCATTCCAAACAGATGCAAGTAATAACGCAATACATGGTTCAGAACTTAATGAATATGGTTTGCAAGCAGCTTACTCATATTTAGGTGTAAGTAACCGAGCATGGGTTGTAAGAGCAGATGTTGACTTAGGTCAATTAACAGCACGTACAAAAGTTCCAACAGCAAATCCAGATGCAGGCACATATTGGCTAGACACAGCTTCAAGTGTATATGGTATTCAAATTTGGAATAATTCATCAGTTGCGAATAGCGGTCAGACTTTTACTAATAAAATTCCATTAGTACTAGCAGCAGCATCGCAAGTTACAGACTACGAAAACGGTGACTATACTCCACTTGCTTCAATTGGTATAGTAGGCGATTATGCAGTTGTAACAGTATCTACTTTAAATAAAATTTGGTATAGATCAACAACTGGTTGGAAAGAATTAGGTTCTGCGTCTTGGAAAGGTGCTATTCCAACTTTGGCAACTTCAAAGTCAGGTACTTTATTTGGTGAAGATTCTGCAGCAGCAGGAGCAGACACCTTTACATTAAATAGTACTGTGGTTACAGTTACACCCGGTGAATCTATTACACAAGTTGTTGCAACTATTAATGCGTTTAATTTGCCAGGAGTTGTAGCTAAAGTAGTAAATGGAGAAATGGAACTCTATAACGACGGTAGCACTACACAAAACATTACTATTGCAACAGGATCCGGTGACGGAACATCACTAACATTCTTAGGTTTAACATCTGGTGTGTATTTAATACCAGCTTTACAAGTTAGTAAGCACACAGAGATTCCAGACACATTTAAAACTACATCAGGTAATTATAATGGCCGTCCTACAGGCAGTGTATGGCTTAAAACAACTACACCTAATTTAGGCGCACGTTGGAGAGTTAAAACTTGGAATAGTAATACAAAATTATGGGATTCAGTTGAATCTCCAATTTATGAAAATAGTCAAACTGCAATATTGAACTTAGATAAAACAGGTGGCGGAAGTAACTTAGTAATTGGTAATTTGTTTACACAAAGTAATGTTGCAGGTGATGCAAGTCCAAAAGGAACTTTTAAAATATATAAAAGAGCAGCAGTAGGTAGTACAGTTATTACTTCTAGTGCAGTGACCCTTGCAAGTTTTGTTAATGCTTCAAGTTATGAATTTAACATTGAATCAACATCACCAGGTTCGGCTAGTTTTAGTACAATGGCATTAATTACAGTAACTGCCTCAGCTACAGCTAGGGAAACAGCAATTGATTTAGCAGCAGCAATTACAAATGCAGACATTCCGTATGTAAGTGCAGATGTTGATGCAGACTCTCGTATTATTCTTACCCACAGTAATGGCGGCGAAATTAGACTTACTGATTCTGCAGGCAGTACAAGTTCAGTATTGACCGGATTAGGTATTAGTCCGTACAATATGACAACAAAATTAGGCACACGTTTTGTAAGTGATGAGCCAGGCGTTAATAACAGTCTTGGCAATCCTTTACAATATAGAGTAAGTAATTGGGAAACATTAAAATATACAGCAAGTAATAACTCCCCGACAAATACAGCAGCAGCTGGAACACTTTGGTATAACTCAGTTGTTGACGAAGTTGATATTATGGTTAACAATGGCAATACATGGGTAGGATATCAAGATTCCACTAGCCCAGTATATTCAGCAATGAGTGGCACAGATGCAAATGGTCCAATTGTTAGTGCAAGTCAACCACTTGTGCAATCAGATGGTGAAAGTTTAGCATTAGGCGATATATGGATTGATACATCAGATATTGAAAATTATCCTAGCATTTATCGTTACACAGGTACATTAGTTGATACTTGGGTACTAGTTGATAATAGTGATCAAACGTCTGAAAACGGTATTGTATTTGGTGATGCACGTTATGGAGCAACTGGAGCAACTGGTAATACAGCGGCAACTATTAAAACTCTACTAACAAGTAATTATTTAGATCCGGATGCACCAGACCCATCACTTTATCCAAAAGGAACATTATTGTTTAACACTCGCAGAAGCGGATTTAATGTTAAACGTTATGAAGTAAACCACATTGATACATCAACAGTAAATGCTCGCTTTAGCGATCAATCTATGTCAGGTTATGCAAAAGATCGTTGGGTTACTGAATCAGGAAACCAAGAAGACGGTTCAGGAACATTTGGACGTCATGCACAGCGTAAGGTTGTTGTACAGAAATTACAAGCTATTGTTAATAGCAACGATGAAATTCGTAACGAAGATTCACGTAGATTTAACTTAATTGCTTGCCCGGGTTATCCAGAACTAATTGGAGAACTAGTAACACTAAACAATGACAGAGGCTTAACAGCATTTGTTGTTGGTGATTCACCAGCAAGGCTAACACCAGATGCTACTTCACTAAATGAATGGGCAACAAATGCTCGCACAGTAGTTGAAGATAACGACGATGGATTAGTTACAAGTGATGAATACTTAGGTGTATTTTATCCATGGGGTTTTACAAGTGATAATGCAGGCAACAATGTTGTTGTTCCTCCAAGTCATATGATGTTACGTACAATTGCATTAAGTGATCAAGTTAGCTATCCATGGTTTGCACCAGCAGGTACAAGACGTGGCGGAGTAAGTAATGCAAGTTCAACAGGTTATATTAATAACGAAGGTGAATTTGTAAGTACATCACTTAACGAAGGTCAACGTGATACATTGTATTCAAATAATGTTAATCCAATTACATTTATTACAGGTTCAGGACTTGTTAACTTTGGACAAAAGACTCGTGCTAGAGGCGCAAGTTCATTAGACAGAATTAACGTTGCAAGACTTGTAGTATATTTACGCAGTCAACTTAGTTCACTTTCTAAACCTTATATCTTTGAACCTAATGATAAAATTACTAGAGATGAGATAAAACAACAAGTTGAAAGTTTACTATTAGAGCTTGTAGGACAAAGAGCACTTTATGACTTCTTAGTTGTATGTGACGAGTCAAACAATACTCCAAGCAGAATCGACCGTAATGAACTTTACATAGATATTGCAATTGAACCTGTTAAATCAATCGAGTTTATTTATATTCCGTTGCGTTTGAAAAACACTGGCGAGATAGCTGGAGTAACAGGATGATAAATACAATTACATTAGGAGCAAAATAAATGGCAATTTCATCATTAAGTAAAATTACAGTGCCACTAGCTAGCGGAGATTCCGCTAGTAACCAAGGCCTGTTAATGCCAAAACTTCAGTATCGCTTTAGAGTGTCACTGGAAAATTTTGGTGTTAGTACACCGACTACAGAATTAACAAAACAAGTTGTAGATGTAACCCGTCCAACAGTTGCTTTTGAACCGATGGAAATCCATGCGTACAACTCAAAAGCATACTTAGCAGGCAAACATACTTGGTCACCGATTACGCTTAACTTGCGTGAAGATGTGAACAATGCTGTTCAAAAGCTAGTAGGCGAGCAGTTGCAGAAACAATTTGATTTTATGGAACAGTCAAGTGCAGTTTCAGGACAAGATTATAAGTTTGTTACACGTATTGAAGTCTTAGACGGTGGTAACGGAGTATATAGTCCAAACGTACTTGAAACTTTTGAATTATATGGTTGCTTTATTACTAACGCAAACTATAACTCATTAGCTTATTCCAATAATGAACCTGTAACAGTAACACTTGAAATCCAATACGACAACGCAGTGCAAACTGACGCTGAAGGCGGAATTGGTGTTAATGTACCGCGTACAAACGGGTCGTTAATTACAGGCGGCGGCGCATAATAATAAAAACTCGTTAAGAGTGTAAAAGGAGCCTTGATCGGCTCCTTTTTCTATTATCTGCGTACATAATAGATAAAGATAAATATTAGTATGAATAACTCATACTCTGATAACTTAGCATCGTCACAAGGCCCTAAAGGAAACTTAGGGGACTACACACATGCATCTAAATTATTTGTTAATAATAATTTAAAATTTGCCCCTAAATCAAAATTCCTTTATCATTGCTATTTTGGCTTAGACCCAAGTGTTGGTAATGTTATTAGTGCTTTAACACAAAAGTACGGAGTTGAAATTGGATTATTAGTAAAAAGTGCAGACCTGCCTAAATATCAAGCAACTGTAGAAACTAAAAATCAATATAATAGAAAAAAGAATATGCAAACTGGTATAGTTTACCAGCCAATTACTATTACATTCCATGATGATAATCACGGTGTTACTAGTGCATTGTTAGAAGCATATTATAGATTTTATTATGCAGACGCTTGGCACGGGGATAATCCAGGTGCATATAGCAAAACTAATAACGGCGACAATACGTATAAAAATAGAGCAAGGCATCAATATAGATACGGATTAGATAATAATAATACTGTTCCATTTTTTAGAAGTCTGCAACTAACACAGTTAGCAAGATCTCAATATACAACTTATTCGTTAGTGAATCCGATTATTACTAATTGGGAACATGACTCTGTAGAAAGTGAAGGTAATTCATTCATGCAGAATACTATTACTATACAATACGAAGCAGTGCATTATACTAGAGGCAACGTTCAAGTAGGAGCAGATGGAGAACCTACTGGATTTGGATTAGTGCATTATGATACACAACCAAGTCCGTTGCAACCAGCAAGTTTAACTACCGTAACAAGTAATGCGTCAGATCTTTTGCCGCAGACTCAGACAATCCAAACAATAATTGAAAATAATAGTACATCAACATTGCAGTCAGTATCAAAAAACGCTAATTACACAATAAGTAATTTTAATAATACAAATAACGTTGGCGGCTTACAAAATATAAATATTCCTAAATCTCAAGGATTAGGAGGAACATCGCAAACTGATACTGCATCACAATCTACAATATCAAGTGTAAATAATTCGTCAACAACGCTTAATAGAAATGAGTTATTAAATAACAGAGCAAAATTAGATGCACTTGCAAAAGAAGAATTTAAGAAAGATTTCTTAACAGGTGGCGGAAGCGGAGTTGATAGTTTAACATTAACTTGGGACGCACTTCCGGAAACTCAAAAAGAAACATATAGAAGGCAAATATTAGAAGGTGCATTATGAGTAGTTTACCAATACCTAATTTATCAAAAAGAGATAAAGGAACTAGTTTATACTTTGATAGATATTATACGCAGCCGATTAATTTTGCAGATAGTGATTTAAATGCTATAACTGCATTTTTCGAGTCAAAAGGATTTGATGCAACTGCGGCTGTTGCAATTAGTGTAACTTTAATAAATCAAGCAAAAAATGATAATGTTAAAGTATTTACGTTATTAGATACACTTAACGGATACGAAACAGTACAATTAAGTACAATTGTTGCAGAGATATTAAACTATAATAGAAAACGCACTAGTGTAATAGGATTTAAAAAAGAAAATTCTTTTTCAAAGTTTGAATCAAGAAATATAATAGGTTAAATATATGGGCAGGTTTGCGCAAGGTAAATTCACAGTAAAAAATCCTGCAAAATATATTGGCAATAAAGTGCCAACTTATAGAAGTAGTTGGGAATTTACCTTCATGAAGTTTTGTGACGAGCATACAAGTGTTAGTCAGTGGGCGAGTGAAGCTGTACAGATTCCATACAGAAATCCAATAACAGGGAAACATACAATATACGTACCTGATTTTTTTATTGCTTACGGTGATAAAAATGGAAAACAACGAGTAGAGTTAATTGAAGTAAAACCGCTTAATCAAACAGTCCAAGAAAAAGTAGGAAAAAATAAACACAATCAAGTTCACTGGGTTATAAATCAAGCTAAGTGGGAAGCTGCTAGGGCTTGGTGTAAACAAAAAGGTATTTTCTTTCGTATAGTTACTGAAGGGGATCTTTTTCATAATGGCCGCAGGCGCTAATATTAGTTATAAATTTGTTCAAGTACAGGATCTAATGCTAAATAATACTAGCATATAATGGAAACATAACAATGACAAAGAAACTTGAAG